CCATAATTTATCCTTTCATTGAATTTTGCCACAATAGGGGCAAATTGTTTGGTAAAAAATTTTCTTTCCGCATTTTTTGCAGTACATACAAACCTTTCCGGGGGTAGACATTGACTTATCTACCCCCACTAATTAGGAGTATTAGTGTTTAACTAATCCTATTTTTAATTCTCTAGTTGCTATGAGGTCGTCATCGTTGGCCTTTACATACCCCGCATATTCTAATTCTAAGTCGTTTTTGAATATTTTTGAGTGTCTGTCTTTTTGCGTGTCAATGTATTTGTCTTCAAGACCCCCAAGGGAAAATATCACAATGAAGTTATCCGGTAGAATGTATTCCTTAACTAGTTTAACTTGTTTGGTGTATGCATAGAATGTAGTCTTAGGTAGTAACTCTGCAATTCTAATCCAATTTTTAAAATATTCACGGGAATAAAAATCCCCCGATGAGTGAATTCTAACGTATTCCGCTCTTTTTGCTACGACTTCAGCTACCATTCGGTTAATAAAGTGAGGACTTTTTGTTAACGCATATTTTAATTCTTGAATTGCTATGACATTTTTGAATTTGTATGCACCCTTGTTACCATAGCAGAATTTTTTGCATTCCCCTGCTTTAGGGCATGTTTTTTGTGCGGGTAGACTGAAGTCAAATAGTCTCACTCCGTTTTTCTTACCCGTTTTTTGTATTTTTGTATTTCTAGTTAAAATATTCATTATTTCCCTTTCCAATAGTTAAGGCATTAATACACCGTTTTTTAATCCATCAAGGATATAGTCCACATCCCATAATTCGTCAAGGGCTCTTAATACTTCACTATATCTATGATTAGTTCCTTTAGCTATGTCCTCATCGTCGGGGTCAATTTGATTTTCCCAACAATATGCTCTAAAGTCGTCATGTTCTTCAATGAGTATTGCTTCAAGTAAGGCCCGTGTTTCTTCAAATCTATATTTATCCATAATAACTCCTATTTAGTTGTCTAAGACCCCTTAACTATTTGTCAAGGGGTTTCGGGTATTCAACCCTCATCAGTTAGACTAGGTTAATACCAAGGATTTGTGAGGCATTTTTGTATAATTGTGTGTTTAATCTAATTTGGGATGGAATTGAACTTAATTTACGTGTCTTTTTATTTTCAACGACTTCAATTGTCTTTTTCAAGGGCATTCCGAAAAAGAATTTTGTCTCATCTTTTTGTACTAGTTGCTTATATTCAATGCCACCTCTAACCAAGTATTCTTGTATTCTGTTAATAACTGTGAATGCATCGTTATAGTTATCAGCATGTCTACGTGAAACAAGGCGTGTATTAACTTCAACTATATTTTTTGTATGCTTTAAGCGTTCGGCTATCATCCATTGAGTTAGAGTATCAATTTGACTTGGTGACATCTCAATACCTTGCAGTTTAGAGACCGCAATATTTAGTTCACCAATACCTTGGGTCATGTATTCAATACCATAATTGAGCTTATCCATAATGTTTTTTGAGTGTATTGCTCTGAAAGACCTTAATACAGTCCCGAATACATTGAGATTCAAGCATACATCTCTAAGTCCACCGTAGAATAAATATAATGCACTACTAAGGTCGTGACTATTTAATGCTATGAGCATGGGCTTGGTTTTATTGTCTTCAGTTAATCCGGGAATATTGACATATTCAGGGTGCGTTAACATGACTGCATGCCGTGTGAATCCTACTTTTTCAGGCTTTCGTGCTTGAGCAACTTTTTGAGCGTATTCAGTCCACCCGTGCTGTTTAAAGGTATCTAGTAGGTCTCTAGTATTGACAAAACCATAAGTAGGTTTGGCCTTATCCATCGGTTTTACCTGTTCAATTGGGTTTGAAATAATATCCATAATTGTACTCCTAAAATCCAAGGGTTAATAAAACACTAATACCTAAGGCGTAAATAAATGCACAATATAAATATGTTCTAAGCATAATTTAACTCCAGTTATATTTTCTAATATTTTATATAAGCAAGCAGTGTGCCACTATTTGAAATCATTGATTTTTCATAATTCCTTAACATTTCCTTAACAATTTATTTGTATAACTTTTTTATACCAATAAAATACTAAATTGGTATTTCTTAATAAATACATATATTTAATTGTACTGTCAAACTATTTTATATAATTGTCTAAGAACTTTACAACGAGTATATACACACAAAATTATTTTAATACACTAAAGTAAACTAATACTAAATAGACTTATCCGAGTGTATATACATACACTTGTAACTAAATACCTGTAATCATTACAATACCATACAACCCCACAGCCCCACAGCCTCTACCCCACACACCCATTTGTTTCCTAAACTCAGGCTTAGATGAAGTAGTGATATTGCCATAAGTCTTTGTTTTCACTACGTCTTTGCCTGCAGGTAATATTCTAGACATTGGTAGGCCCGCGCGTACCGACCCGCCCGTTCCAACCCTAATTATAGGTAGTGCCTTGAAAAAATCGCGGGGATATCAGCCACTTACATTGTCAATAAATTCAACAGCTTAGAATTTTTCGCGCAATACTACCGGCTGTATTTGTTTTGTGGTAGAATTAAGTGGTAGAAAGGATGCAAATTTGGCACAAATTTGTTAAAAACATGCCAAAAGGAGTTGAAGATGCCTTGCCCAGGAAAGAAAAAGAAGAAAAAACGACCAAGGAAATAGTTATGGCGAATGGAAAAAAGAATAATTTAGGATTGGACCCAGAAAAAGTTAAAAAGTTTGAACAAGCATTTGGAAAAAAGCCCAAACAGCCAAAAAAGCCGCCAAAGAAGGATAAAAAACAACAAAAGTCACTTTGGCAACGTGTAATAGGTAATTAACATGCCTGGAAAAACTAAAAAACCTAAGAATAACAATAGACAACTTCGCCAGCAAGCACAGCTGCATGATGATCTCGCAGAATTTGAGGAGTTTAGACGGGAAATTTTACCCATGCTGCGAAAGGATATAGAGGCTGGGATGAGTGCTGAAGATATGTATGCGAAGTACCAAGCCCATGCCGCCGCGAGGGGAATAACGATTGCTATGACCGCCGCCGATGAAGGCAAGGCACTTGCCGCTGTGAAAGACATCCTAGACCGAAGCCAAGGCCGTGCCATTGAACGGAAAGAGAATGTTCATCGTTTTGACAAATTGTCAGATGAAGAACTTGATGCAATGCTCTTAACAGAAATGGACGAAAAAGATGTCATCCTTGAAGACGAGGGTTAAGAAATTAACTCGTAAGCAAAAGTTAGACCTACTCGACCTGAAGGAAGAGCGCCATCGTAGGGAGATTCAAAAGCCTTCCAATTACAAGCCCAATGAAGGGCAGACCCCCGTACATAAATGTGACAAAAAATTGCGCTGCGTGTTTTCCGGTAATGGTGCTGGGAAAACCGCCCTGGCTGTAAACGAGGTTATATGGGCGGCCAAAGGGTATAACCCCGTCCGGGATGAGTATACTCCTGTACCGATCAGGATAGTCGTCCTGCTTGACCATCCCGAAAAGGTAGCGGACGTTTGGCTGCCTGAAATTCGTAAATGGACCAGTTTAACTGACTGGACAGTACAAAAACGTGGTAAACCCTATGTCACTCAGATGATTGCTCCTAATGGCTCTGAAATTTTGTTTATGTTTCACCAACAGGAGCCTACTCTGTTTGAATCAATTGAAGTTGACTTTGTAGTAGCTGATGAGCCGCCACCAAGGCATATTTATGTAGCCCTACGCCGTGGTGGTCGAAGAAAAGGCCGTGAATCCAAGTATTTAATGATTGGTACCCCTATTAGTGGAAGCTGGTTACGTATAGAAATCTACGACCCTTGGGAAAAAGGCGAATTACCTGACACAGAATGCTTTAGATTTGGTACAATAGTAAATGAGAAGAACCTGGCCAGCGGCTATATTGAGTCCTTTTCTCGGGTTTTGAACGAGAAGGAAAAGCGCATCCGGCTTTACGGAGAATTCTTCGATTTAGAAGGTTTAGCCCTAGCCCATCTCTTTTCGCATGAAACACATGTTATCAGATATGATAACTTGCATTGGAATACGTCTTGGCCTGTAGTTGTCGCAGTGGACCCCCATGCGTCTAAGCCCCACCATGCCCTAATGTTGGGAGTAGATCCCGATAATCGGATGTACGTTTTAAAGGAATTTTCAAGTAAAGCTATAGCTAGAGATTTTGCACGACAATTAAAGAAGTTTTATCAAGGGTATAGAGTTATAGACCTTATTTGCGATAGCTTAGGTTCTGCTGAAAATACTGCTGGGGAAGGCTTTAAGTCGTTTATTCAAGTTCTCAATGAGGAAGGTGTGAGAATTCGTGCTACAACATGGGATGATAAATGTGATGAAGACTTCATTGAACGAATTCGAACTGTGCTCAGTGTTCCGGAGGAACCTGACAATTTCGGTAAATGTATTCCGCAGTTACGCATCGTCGAAGGTAACGATGGTATAATTAAAGACATTGAGAACGTCCAGTGGGTTAAATACCGCAACTTAGACGTATTTAAGCCCAAATTGGACATTTCACACAAGGATTTTTTAGCGTGCCTTAAGTACGCATTGGCTTCTAACTTGACCTTTACCAAAACGAAGAGTAAAATCTATCGTAGAATCAAAGGTGCAGAAACATATGGAATAAGCTCTAATAAGCCAAATGCTGAGTATTACAAACGAAAGTTTGGTGTTAAGGCAGCAAAGGTATCAGGATATAGAAAGAAAAAGTCTCCAGTGGAGTCGTGGAAGGAGTGGTAAATGGCCGGATCAATTATTAATGATGACCATAAGGTTGCAAGACAAAGACGTAATCCCCTAAAAGACGATCCAGACCAGAATTTACAAGTTACTGTAAATAAGAGGGAACAGCTGTTATCTTCTTTGGATAAGCGTGTTAAAGACCAGGAATTACACGATAAAGCGGTAAAATTGTGGGAAACCGGCAATGCTGACCGAACAAAGTGGTTACAGAGACAAGAACTTTATTTATCCGATTGGGATGAGCATTTAGAATCCTCGGCTGAAGGCCCATTTAACCAAGCCTCAACTTTACATATCCCAATGCCACTAATTGTAGTTAAAACACTACATGCTAGATTTTTGCAGGCTCTTATTGGTATAGATCCTCCCTTCCAAGCTAAACCAAGGAACCCCGGTAGTGTCAATTCTGCCAAACGTGTACAAGATGTAACCAGATATATGCTTGATGAGCACGCCAATAATCGAAAAGGCGCATTTGAAGCTATTGATATGTGGATATGGGACTGGGTAACTACTGGGGCCGGTTTAGTTAAGGTACGGTGGGATGCCAAGTTTAATCGTTATATTGATGTTGTCCCAAGACAGGTTGAAGGGCCACCAATTTTTGATGTTGGACCGGATGGTAATGAGATTTCAATCCCAACCGTTAGAACTGAATATGATGATGTTATTCGAACTGAGAAAACATGGGAAGGCCCAGTTTTCGAAAGGCTAGCTCCAGAAGATGTACTAATAATTGGTGGGGGAGACCCCCAAGATTCAGATGCAGTAATTCAGAGTACTATGATGACAGCTTCTGAGCTATTAACATTAGCCGACCGTAAAATTTTTAATATCGAAGCAGTAAATAAGGTTCTTTCTTCTGGACCTGATAGTTACATTGATAATGAAGCATCAAATATTTATCACCAGCGGTCTCGTAATGCTGGGCAATCTGATATTGATACTCCAGCTAGACTTGATAGATATAAAATTTTAGAATGTTACATGAAGGCAGATGTTGATGGTTCTGGAATAAATAGTGATATTGTACTATGGGTACATCGTAGTTCTAGGACGTTGCTTCGCTCTACTTTTCTACATCGAATTACAAAAAATGGTAGACGACCAATTTTTAAAACCGATTTTATAAGACGTCCAGGACAGGAATATGGAACAGGAATTTTAGAGGTAATTCATCCATTGTCCGTTGAAATGGACGCAATGCATAATATGCGTATAGATTTTGGAACACTTTCCACTATGCCGTTTGGTTTTTATAGACCTACATCTAGTATCGACCCGGAGACTATTCAATTAGAACCCGGTGCATTAATACCAGTAGATAATCCACAGACTGATATATTTTTTCCACAATTAGGAAATAGAACAGCTTTTGGTATACAAGAAGAAGCCGCACTACAGCAGATGGTAGATAGGCTTACGGGTATTTCTGATTTAACATTAGGAGTTTTATCTAGCCAACAGGGTGCTACTAGAACTGCAACGGGTACAAGAGCACTAGTTGGTGAGTTAAGTGCCAATTTAGATGTATTTGTAAGGCGATTAAATATTACATGGAAACAGGTTTTAGAATATCTAGTAGATATGCTACAAGAAAAGTTACCGTCAAATTTTGATTATAGAATTTTTGGAGATTCGAGTGCTAGGTATTGGGATAGGATCAATTCCCGAGAAGAAATTCGTGGAGATTTTGATATTGAAATTTCTCCTAATTCTTCTAGTTCAAATCAACAACTCCTAGAACAAAGGGCAATGGAGTTGTTACAATTAACCAGTAATCCAATTGATTTGCAATTAGGCATTATTACAGCTCAAGAACGATATGAAGCAATTAAGAATTTCTTAAAGGTTAGAGGAATTAAAGATTTTAGTCAATACGTCCGAGAACCTGCAGATTTAGAGCCTTGGATTACTCCAGAAGAAGAGGCAAATAAGGTATTACGGGGTGACCCTGTAGAAGTTACTCCAAATATGGACCACCAAGGTTTTATTAATTATGTGGAAATGATTAAAAAGGATGATTTAATTTTTGGGCAGTATGATGAAAATCAGGCAGTGATGCTTGAACAACAATCCAGAAAGCATGCACAAATGGTGAAGGCTTTGCAACAAATGCAGGCTCAACAGCAAAATATTGCACAAATGCAACAAAATATGAATTTAGGTACCCAATCACCGCAAGGTGGTTTAGGAATTCCTGGGGGCGGACAATAATGGCCAAATCCGGTGTAAATCGCTTGAAACAAAGCAAAAAACAGTCTAAAATGAAAGTAGAAGTGAAGGATGGCATTATAAGATTTCCAGGAAACAAAAGTGGTAAGAAAAAACAAAAAAATTCTAAGCGAGGATGATTTAGTAGTATTGGATACCTTTGCTAGTTCTGATTCCTTTAAGGTTGTAAGTAAACTATTGGAAACATTAGCTTATGAACAACTCTTGGAAGTTTTGCACTACGACTTAAATAACGGAAGTGAGACACGTCTAGCATATACAAAAAAGAGTTCCGAGGGTGCAGAAAAATTAGTACGCGATTTTAAAATATTTTTGGACAAATTGCGTACAAAATCGGTTAACGGCGTAAGACGTTAAAATCACGGCGAATAACTCGCGTAACGAGGAGGAAAAATGTCTGAAGAAACCAAAGTGGGGAAGTCCACTGACCAACCGCAGTCCGATGATTCCATAAACAATGTAAAAGCTGAGATGAATCGTAAATTCTCTAATTATGATGAAACTTTACAACAATTACAACAACAAAACCAACAAATATTAACACATTTACAAACACAAAAAGAAACACAAAAACCTACACAAAATGCGACACAATCTAATACTGAAAATTTAGGAGATCTCATTTATGATGACCCTAATCGAGCCGCTCAAATTCTTAAAGAACAGGCTAAAGCAGAGATTCAAAAAGAGCTTGCTACAAAAGAGGCTTTGCAACAAAAACAAACTAAAGTTTTATCGGATATTATGCAAGAATTTCCGGAAGTTAGTAATGCGACACATCCCCTAACTAAACGAACCGTTGAAATATACAATAAGATGCCTGAAGAAGACCGTCAATCTCCAATGTCTTATAAAGTTGCCGTTATGGAAGCTGCAGCAGAATTAGGAATTAACCCATCCTCTCAAAGAGATGGGGATGACTTAGATTCCTTTACTGTTTCTGGCTCATCCTCAGATGTGTCTACTAATAAGCACTCAAAAGTAGACAAAACGGCAGATGATGCAATGCTTAAATTTGCATCAATTATGGGATTAAATGTAGAAGACCCTAAAGTAGTAGAGCAATTAAATAATAGAAAACGGTCTAGCTGGACACGATATAGATAGGAGAAAAATCATGGCTAAATCAGGTAAAAAATTAATTAAAGAACAAGACCCATTTTTGAATCCAAATGATATTTTTGGGGATGCAACCAGCTTAAGCCCAGAATTGAAAAAAGAGTTGGAAGATCAAGGACTTGTACCTAGATGGGTTTCTTACAAACAAATGAAGGCAATGGACGGCTATCATGCAAAAGGATGGCGTGTATATAAGCGTAAAAATGATGATATAATAGATAATCAAGAGTTCCGTCTTGGTGGAAGCCCGGATGGATACGTTAGACGTGGCGATATGGTTCTAGCGGTTAAAACAGTAGAAGACTGGAAACGGCACAAAGATTATTTGGCTGCTAAAGCTGAACGCTACAGTAAAAGCGTAAGAAAACAACAAGTTGACGATTTGCGTAAACTTGCTAAAGAATTAAACACAACAGTTGTTGAAGGTTATGATGACTAATTAGGAGGTTTATTCATGGCTAATTTAGACCAACCAAGGGGCGCAGTTGCTAAAGGTGTTCCTCTTAGAGTAAATGTGTATGTAGCCGAATCTGCAATTTATCCTGGGGATTTAGTGAAAAAGAATGCGAATGGTACTGTAGAGCCTGTTTCGGCTTCAACAGATGCCTGCATTGGTGCTTCTGTAGCATATGCTGCTTCTGGTGAATATTGCCAAGTGGCCGATCACCCAGACCAACTTTTTTATATGCAAGCAGATGAGGACGACATTGCGGACCAAGATGCCATTGGTCTTAACTATGAAATAGTCCCAACTGCAGCAGATTCTACTTATCGGATTTCCAGAATGGAATTAGACAGTGACAGTGGCAATACCACTGAAACACTTCCTCTAATGCTTATGGATATCGACCGTAGAGCTGATAATGAATTTGGCGAATTTGTTGATTGTGTGGTTAAAATTAATAATCACCAATTAGCTAATAAATCCACTGGCGTTTAACTAGGCTAAAAAGGAGTTTAGAATATGTATTCACCTACTGCTATAAGAAGCCAATATTCAGATCTTTTTGGCGAATCTATGCTACCTGTTCTTGAGGAACTCTTTCGCCTAGAGTTTGAAAGACATCCTTCCAGAAGAGAACAGCTATTTAAAATAGTTCCCCATGATCGTGATATTTGGCAATACACGGAACTGCATGACTTAGATCTTTTTTCACAGATTGAAGAAGGTGCAGAATATAGTTTCAAACGAATGAAACAAGGTGCCAACAAAACCTTGACACCAAAGAAATTTGGACTTGGTTTTTCCATTTCAGAGGAAATGGTTGATGACGGCAAATTTGATTACATCGCTGAATTAGTAAGAAAACTTGGACGTTCTGCTAGAGAATCCCAAGAAATTCAAGCTATGGATGTATTGAATAAAGGTTTTACAACTGAATTAACTGCGGACGGCGTTTCACTTTTTAACGCTAATCATCCGCTACCATCTGGTGGTGTATACCGCAATAAATTGTCAGTTGATGCCGATCTTTCTACTACTGCTTTAGACACCGCACTATCTGATTTCGAAACTCAGTTTGTTGGTGACAGCGGCATTATTTATCGTTTAATGCCTAAATTTTTGGTAGTTACCCCATCGCAACGACGTTTTGCAATGGAATTGATCGGTTCCGAATTGAAAGCTGAAACTGCTGATAACAACATGAATCCATTTAAAATGGACGGATTACAGGTTGTTTCCAGTCCACATCTAACTGACCAAGATGCATGGTTCTTAATGGCTATGCCTGAAGACCACGGACTTCGTATCGTGAGCAGGACTCCCATTGAAACAAAAGCTGCTGGTCCAGATGTAGGTTTTTCATCTGATTCAATTCTTTATAAAGCTCGTTATCGTGAAGACCTCGGTGCTATGCACGGATATGGTGCTTTCGGTTCAAAAGGAGCTTAAGTAAATTTAGTGAGGGGAAGTTCTTTGTTCCTTTCTACTTCCCCTCTTTTTCCCCTAGACCTAAGGGTTTAGGACTGAAACATGACTAGGAGGATTCAATGGGAAGATCAACTTTTTCAGGTCCAGTACGTTCCAAGAACGGTTTTGAATTTAGCGAATCTGGAACACAAATTACTAACATTGTTAAGGGCTCAGTTTCTGTAGATCCCGCAAGTATTGCTGCAAATGCTATGGCAGTTGTAGACGTTGCGGTAGTTGGCGCTGCAGTTGGTGATGTTGTAGTTATGATTCCACCCGCTGACTTGACTGCAGGGTTATTGAATGGTGCAGCTTATGTATCTGCCGCTGACCAAATCTCCGTACCAATTGCTAATATGACTGCTGCCCCTATCGATGAGGCTGCCGCAGATTGGTCCTATATTATAATTAAATCATAACTTATGAGGTAAGTCATGGCACAAAAAATGTTTGCTGGTACGCCAGTTACGATAGCAACGGCTGGTACCGCAGTACCACTAAGTGCTACCCAGACGGCTGTGACTAGCATAATAATTGAAGCCGGGATGGATAATGTAGGCTATATTTATGTTGGAGATGACACGGTAGATTCTACCAACGGAATGGCGCTAGTAGCCGGACAAACTTTATCTATTACATCGGATGAAATTCCACGACAACAGGATGAGATATACCTAAGCGATGTTTACGTGGATACAGACACCGATGGCTCAGTCGTAAAATTTTATTACATTAAGCGGAGGTTATAATGCCAGTCATTAAAGGACTTAGTTTTATCGGTGTAACAGGCACTGGTACTGATAATCGTATTGCCAGGTGGGATGGTACTGATAATATCCAAGACAGTTTATGTGAAATAGATGACCTTGGAAATATGACAGTATATGGTAATTTAACCGTAAATGGTGACACTACCACACAAAATGTTACTACCTGGACAGTTGAAGATAAAAATATTGAGATGGCGAAAGGTTCTGCCGATGGTGCTGCTGCCGATGGTGCTGGTATTACTGTTGATAGAGGATCAGACACTAATGCTAGCCTTATTTTTGATCATGCTTCTGAAAAGTGGCAAATTGGATTACTAGGGTCTGAAAGTGAAATTTTAGATATAGATAGCGAACAGACTCTAACTAACAAAATCATTGGAAGTAATTTACCTTTTGTAGCAGACGGAGCACATGTACTAGGAAAGACAGTTGGCGGTGTTTTAGCTAGACCAGATATTGTACATGTTAAATCTGCGATAAAAGTTGGTGAAGAAGACACAGAAACGGGTAAATTATATTTAGGGGATTCAAACACCGGCTGGGGGCCAGGCGTATTTGGGGGAATTCATCCCGACGGCTCAACACCCGCCGCCGGCTATTTATCACTTGCTAGTGGTTATGAGGCCGATGAAGAAACTGGTGCTCCGGTTAATATTAAAGCCATGGACGGACAAAATACCGCTCTTGGTGGCCAAATTATCCTAAGCCCTGGTTTTGATCCAAATTGGCAATCTGGTATTGACCCCAATATGCAGCAAACTAGTGAAATTGTTATAAAACGTGGTAATCTAGTTTGTAAAGCCAGTGAGGATGGATTTTATGAGTGGGGTGCATACCGAGATCATCTATATCCAGATCCAAACTTAGGGCGACCCAATAAAATTCATGTTTCAAATGAAATTTTAATTGGAGAACAAGAAGATGCTTCAGCTGGTCTAAACATTTGGATGTCATCTTTTGATAGCCGAATTAGAGCTGCAGGGCCCGATGGCACGATGAAGATGCTAGGTGGCGCTGATTATGCTAATGGTGGAAATTCAGATGCTGGCTCAGTTAGTTTAGAGGCAGGTCGCGGCGGTTTCGATAAAGCTGGTGATTTTTCACTAAATACTACACAAAATGGCGGTAATATAATTTTACAGCCTGGTAACTGTAGAGACACGAATGGAGATTACGGTCGCGTAATTATTAGATCTTATGAGCATCCAGATGACCATGATCCATTTGACCCAAGCACCCCAAGAACTGAGCTTTTTGCATTTCTAGTAGACCACCGTGATGAGCCTGCGCTAAAAAGGGTTGATGTTACTTCAGGTGATGGTAATTTCTTTAAAATTGAAGGCTCCAATACACCTGATGTTGGCTCTTATGGTGGAGATATTTCATTAATACCTGGTGGCGGAGATGATGAAACATATCGCGGTGATGTATTACATCGTGGTAATTTGATTTGCAGATATGATGGAAACCAGGATGTACTCAGCGAACGAAGAAAATTCTGGGGTCGAGATAACCGAGGGGATTTTAAACGACCTTACCGTATTCATGCTGTAAATCGGTTAAAACTTGGTGAACGAACTGATTTATCTGGACCAGAAGAATGCGCAGTAACATTAGGCGGATTCGATGCCAGAATTCAATCAAACGCACCTGTGGAAGGTGATGCGATTCATCTAGGCATTTATGGTGGAATTGATGACTCTAACGGCGGTGATGTAAGACTCTATGGTAGAGATGCAAACGACGCTGGTAGTATACAAATATACGGTGGAACATCTGCTGTTTCTTCAGCTGGTGGTAAAATTTCACTTACTGCTGGAACTGGAACCTCTAGACAAAATCACATAAGTATGGATGGAAATATTGCTTCATCACCTGAAGGTAGCCATGAGTGGGGTATAAAATCTGATGGTATTGAGTTAAGACGCCCAAACAAAGTTCACATTACATCTGAATTATTAGTTGGTGAGGACAGCGGTGAAAGTGGAACTATCTATTTAGGTGAGAATGCATCTTATATTACTGCTGGCAATGCCGGAGACTTAGATATAGATTCTTCAGCTAATGATCAATCCATAGGATTAACTCCTGGGGCGACTAGTCATGTTGTACTAAATGGTTGGGTTCATGCGGGATTAGAGAGTCCTCTTAAAGAGTGGGGTAAAAAACACTCAGGTCAATTAAGGCGTCCGGATAAAGTACACATTATTTCCGAATTATTGATTGGTGAAGACACTGGTGAAGAGGGTTCGGTTAAATTAGGTGATAGCGGTAATGTAGACCTTACTAGCAATTCTGGCGTATTAGAAATTACTGCTTCAGAAGTTCAAACTAGTGCTAATTTAGAAGTTCTAGGACAAGCCTGGAGTGCTCAAGATACTGAAAGTGGTTCGGGAACAACTCATACGATTGATTGGGATGATGGAAATTCTACGGTTTTAGATTTAGACGATTTTACAGGAGATGTTACTTTAACTTTATCAAACCCCCAAAGTGGTGCATCGTACGTTATAAAAGTTATACAGGATTCGTCGGATACTAATGACTATGATATAGTTTGGCCGGGTAGTGTTTTATGGCCAGGTGGTACGCCCCCGGTAATAACACAAACCTCAGATGCAATTGACGTAATTTCACTTTATTATGATGGTACAAATTATCTAGGCGCGTATAGTCAAGATGTAAAATAAGGGGGATAATATGATTCACCATCAATATCAAGGTGTCGTATCAGATTTATTGCGTACATCTAATAGTGGTCCAGCTGAATATTCATTGGATTTAGATACTACTAAATATGCTGACTTTGGACGTATTTTAGAGTGGACACATCTAACACCTATGGCTTTTTATTTCTGGCTAAAACCCACTAGTTTTGGCGGAGATCAGGTTTTTTGGTCCAAAAAAGATGGCACCCAAGAAGGTTGGTTGATTCATTATAGAGGAACAAAAGTACAAATTTATGTGACAAATGGAGGCTGGTGCTTAGTTGAAAGCAGTGTTGCAGACTCTGTTGACGTTTGGACTCAATATCTTATAACATACGATGGAGTAAACCCTAATAATAATGGCTTTAAGGTCTACCGTAATAATGTGGATGTTACTAGTATAAACGCAGGGAGTGGAGACATAACTGATATAGTACATAATACCCCGATGCGAATAGGTAAAGCGGCAGCCGCGTCTTGGGGAGTTTATGACGGAATCTTGGGCCCTTGTGCTGCCATACCGTGGCTTCCTAGCGCCGCAGAACGCACCGAAATGTATAACGGCGGAAAATTCTTTGATTTTACAACTTTTGTAGGAGACTCCGGAACTGCCTGGGCAGATATGCAGACCTCAAGTTTGGGATTTTATGTAAATTATCTAGCAGACAATGTTGGCACCAGTATTACAGATTTGGCTCGCGGTGCGGTGGGAACATCGGTCAATATGGTTGATGGCGATAAGGTAGAAGATTCTCCGTAATGCACTTGCTTTTGAGACTGAGATTGCTTAAAATAGTCATGTAACCCTAAACCGAAGGAGATTGCATGAAATATGTTAAATTAGAAGTTAGCTTATTTGAAAGACTTTTTTCATTAGCTGGTTCTGGCTCTTATTTAAAAACTGCCGCATTACTTAATGAAGTAACTAAAAATATTGAAGTAATTGATGATGAAGGTCGACCCATTGCGGAAGAATCAGAATCCGAGGAGAATAGCGAAGAATAAATGGCTGTAAGATTAATAACTGGAAGTACTGTGACGGTAACTGCGGCTGGGACTGCAGTAATAGTTGACACCACGGTTCCGCCGCAAAAGGCCGTATCCAGTGTATTAATACAAGCCGACTTTGCAAATACTGGTCGTGTATATGTTGGTGATGAGAATGTCACCGCAGAGAATGGATATTTTCTTGAGCCTGGAAATTCTATTGAAATTTCTGGAGACAATAGAACCCTAGGTCAAGATGAAGTTATACTAACAGATTTATATATAGATGCCGACAACGCTGGCTCAAAAGTCAGGGTCGGATTTTTTGTTAAAAGAAAAGGCCCGAATTGGTAGGTAGATAATGTCGATTAGTATACGAGGCGGATCACAGGTTAGCATCAGCGAACCGGCTGAAGTTATTATTGATCATACCAATGATTCAATTCGTATAGGTGATGGAACAGATTTAGTTGGTACAACTAGTGTCTGTGATGAAGTCGGACTAAATGTTTACCCATTAGATGTTCCTAATGATCGCGAGATTTTACCCCAAACAATGGTTTTAGCCGATACAGAGGTGGCAATTGCTGTGCCTGCAAACACTAAAATGTTTTCTGTTAAAATAAGAGGTGCAGCATCGAAATACAGAATAGCATATTCAGCTGGTGAGACTGCAACAAATTATATAGAATATCTTCGAGGTTCGATTTATCAGTCACCCACCTTTCATGTAGGGAGCTTGAGCACGGTTTACCTGCGAACTGATAAGCCGAATGTTATCGCAGAATTTGAATTTTGGAAGTGCTCGTAGGAGGATATAAATGGCAAGTATTGGAAATGTAGGAAAAGACCTTCTAGTTCTTGACCCAACTCTATTGAGTGAAAGTGATAATGTCGGAGCGTATTTACGTTCTAGTGACGGAACACTTTTAACACACAGTACAGTTAACGCAAAAGAAAGCCTTGATGTCAATCTAAGCCAATTAGATGCTGATGCTACTGCCGAAGTGTTTGGCCTTTATAATGAAGACGAGGCCCACGATAGTGGAGATCGCGGTCAATTTGTTATGGCTGTACAGCAAGCTACTAAAGCTTCATTTGGTGATGAAGGGGACTATGTTCCTTTCCAAATGAATGATAGTGGTGAGTTATATGTTATTGACGAAGATGCACACACTAAATTGGATTCAGTAATTAGTGAACTTCAAGATATTGAAACAGATGTTGAATCAGTAAATACTAATCTTACTACGGTTATTTCTGAATTACAGGATATTGAAACTGACGTTGAAAGTGCAGTAAGTCAACTACAGGATATTAATACTGAATTAGATAATATCTATGTTGAGGCACAAAAAATTGATGATGTTCAATATGCTGAAGATTCTGGCCACATCTCTGGTGATAGCGGTAATTTTGTATTAGCAGTTGCCAATCATACTGAAGGCCCACTTCATGACACCGATGGCGATTATGCACCATTTCAAGTTGATAATCAGGGCCGTTTACGTGTTATTGCTGATCTTGATGCATCTGAAATGGCTGGTGATGTTGCTGATGATGATATAGATTCTGGAAATCCAGTAAAAATCGGTTTTAAAGCATATAGTGGCCCATTAGGTGCTCTTAGTGCTTCTGGTGACCGAGCTGACGGTATTTCCGATCTCTATCGTAGACAGTATGTTACTACTAGTTCTAACATTGGCATTGCAGCTGGTACTGTAAGTGTTAGTGATAGTGAAACTCAACTTTTTGCTGGTGTAGCAAATTTAGCTGGTAGAAGAAGCATCATGATTCAGAATCTTGGAACTAGAGCTATCTACATCGGACCTACTGGTGTTACTACTGCGAATGGTATTCGTATTGCTCGCGGTGCAAATATGCCTGTAGAAATCGGTGAAGACTTAGACATTTATGCAATAGCTGCTGCTGGCGCACAAGATGTTCGGGTTATGGAAATAGGCTAAATTAACTCTTTCATGTGGGGGGCTTCGGCCCCCTACTTTTTATAGGTTTTTAATGGGCGGTATAGGATCAATCGGATATAATCCTGATAAGGCTGATGTAGTTGATACCGATTATCAAACCGCGTCCGTTGCCGTTTCTACCTCTCAAGTAGAAGCAAAAACTGATACGTCCACATTAGACAGTCGTCAACTATTGACGATTAGTAATAAAGGCCCTAATACCCTGTATTATGGTCCTAGCGGAGTTACGGCAAGTACAGGCGATTTTTTACTTAGAGGGCAAACTGTAGCATTATATGTTGGCCCGAATATAAGTGTATATATGATCTGCGCTACCGGAAAAAGTGCTACGGCTATTGTACAGGAGTATTCTTAATGTGGAAAAAAAATGGCGGAACTACTCAAATCATCGGCTCCGATGAGGAAAACATTATTGGCAATACTGGAGATCGATTAAAAGTTGACGCCCAGTTTAATGTTACGACTACAAATATTTCATTCCAAACTAATCAACTTATTTATGATGATATGAATGCCTCTACTGGGGGTGTTGCAAGAGAAACAATTATCACATCATCCACCTGGGTAGATGTTTATTCTTATTCTGGTACGGGTTATATACATGCCTTTTTAGTAAATATAGAAGACGAAAAGAAATGGAGAATTCGCCTTGTTGTAGATGGAGTTGACATTTTTGGTGCAGCTGGGGTATTAACTGCAGATATACACGATGACGATGTGTATGACCTTACCAATAATGATAAAAATTACACTGGAATTGGATTAGAGGCAGGGGAGCACGATACAATAATTTGGCAGGCACCAAATAATTTTCCTGTACGATTTAATACCAGTGTTACAGTGAAATTAAAGCGGGACACTGGAGAAAGCAATAAGAAATTCCGGGCGGGGCTTGTAACCTTAATTAAGGAAAGTTAACATGTTACTTACTGTTACATGGGCAGAGATAAAATCACATATAGATTCTAGGTCTATACCTCTGCGATACATTGAAAAAAATTCACATTATCAACTGGTTGCAAATGATGGCTTTGTAGACCTTACATGTCGTTTAGATAAAAATCCAACCGATACTACTGATTTATTAGATTTTGAACAAAATTACAAATCTGCAGCCAATGCACCCCAACCCCTGGAAGTAGTAAGCCAATTTGAAAAAGATACCATAGTTTTAAAAACATGTTGCCTGAGCAAAGAAACAACCAATCAAGAAGTAACCCTGGAATTTAAAGTACCTGGAACATATGGCTCAGATTGGCGATACATCCGTGGTGGTGAAGCTTGGTTTGGAACCTCTACTTTAGGAGACAAAGTTACAGATATACATGTAGTAGACAAGGATAATATTACTGGTTTAGGAGTTGGAGCGATACTTAAATCATACACAGATGTTGCTGTAGCAAACCATCAAAATAGTGGCTGGTTTATTAAAGATGTAGCCAGTATAAGGACTATAACGGGTATGGGAAGTCTTCCAGCCCAATTATATCTACAGATTACCGCTGTAAAGGCAGGTGGTGCTGAGGATACACTCTATGTAAACTTGTTATGGGGCAGGGAAGAATAAAAAAATATTTCAGTATTAAGGAGACATTATGAAATTTACTGAATTAACCGAAAAAGATGTTGGACATGTAAAAAATCTAATAACTTCAATAGCTAAGGGAAAATATGAATTCTCTGGCATTGAAGCCATGGCTTTTACTGTAGCGTGTCAATGGTTTAATCAGGTGTA